ATTGCAATTCTTCATCTATTTTTTTTTTGACCGCTTCCAATTGGGCGGTCAACTCGGCGTTCGGCGCATCGGCGAATAAATCCAATACCTTTTGCAAACCGTCCGCCGTCATATCGTTGTATTCGGTTCCGTCCACGGACTTAACCAAACAGGCAAACGCCAAATACTTTGGCGATATGGCGGATTGGACGAAATAAACGTTTTGCCGCAAATTATCCAATTCCTTTTCCGCCAAATCCGGCTTTTCCTTTCGGATAAACCGGATTGCCTTTTCAATATGCGCATCCCAATCGTTCAAATCCGACCCAACCCCGGCGTCGATAAGCAACATTTTGTTATATGCGTGAAATCGCAAAATCGGCAATTCGTCGATACTGTCGTACAACACAACCGCCCGTTCCCCTATCTTTGTCGTTTTCATAAGAGTATGCGGGTTATGACTGTTGAACAAAACGGAACCAATAACAATGCCGGGTTCCCGGTGCATATAGCAAACAGGACGGACAAAACGACCCCCGCCCACCATGATAAGCAAAAGCCGCAATTGAACATCTTAACAAAAAAGTCGTTGCCGTGAACTTGGACGTACTCAATAACGCCCCACTTTTTTAACAGGGTCAACAGGAACGCCGCCACGGTTGCCACGACCAAAACCCAAATAATGAAAGTTACCATATCGTTAAATGTTACAAGGTTGATTAACTGACAATACACCCTCAAAGCGAAAACCGCCGAACGGGTGCATTAAAAATTGATTATCTATTTCGTCCAACGTAAACCCACGGTACACGTTTTCCGCCAACTCATAAATCCGGTTTATTACAATCGTCCCGTCTTTCAGCCAAAAACCGCCATTTAGGACGGTCAATATTTCGTTCTTCAATGCCTCGGTATTCCGGTTGTTGAGTTGACCGGGGTAAACCTTGCGCAAATCGAACCAAACAATAAGGGAAAACGGGGCTTTAATCTCGCTTTGCTCTTTGGGAACCCAACCGACCGTTTGCGGGTCGTCTATCCAAAAGAACGAAAAATTGCCAATATTGGCATCCGGGGAAACGTCGATATAATCATTGTCGCCTCTCCATTCCGTCCCGCCCGCATATACGTTCGGGGTATAATAGCGTTTGCCCTGTATCACTTTGGCGATACGTTGCGCCCGCCCAAATGCGACGTCCAACCAATCGACGTTATCCATTAACCCGGTTTGTATGTTCCCCAAAACCCGGTCGATTAAAACCGGGTTGGGAATTATAGGGGTTGTTCTCTTATTCGTTGCCATATAATACGTTTTTTGCTTTCTTCATTAAGTCCGGGAATATATATTGCCAAATCAACGCCGCAATATTTTCGTCCGTCAATCCCAATATTTGCCGCCCGTACTTTTTTATTAAGTCCTCCGTTTTGAAATCCGACGCTTTTATTTCAAACTGTTTGTCGCCGACTTCCAAAAAAAACGACGCTTCAAAATCCCCGGTATCCCGTAACGTTACCCGGTTTGTCGGTTGTCCCTTTTCCTCCTTTATGGCTATCGTCAACGGCGAATACGGGGCGTAATCCATAATATCCACGCCCAAACGGTTAATACCTTGTTCAAACAATTGTTCCTCGGCATTCATATCAACAATATAGGCGTCATTGTCCCAAATGATTTGTTGAATGTATGCGCCGGACGATAACCCGTTGTTGAACGTGGCAACCCGGTTGCGTAAATCCTGTATTGACTTTAACCCCGCCATAATCTTACGTTGTCCGGTATTTTACACCGTGGTTATTACAAGTAAGGCAAATACGGTCGATACCCTGCGTATCCAACCGCAATGCCTCGTATGCTTTTTTAAGGTCATAACCCAAACCGCCGGGGCGACCCTCAACGTTGCCGTCCAATTCGTAAAGAATTTCCAACCGGGTTGCGTTTACTTGGTTCCGGTTTACCTTAACATCGGGGTTCATTGCCAACGTGCGCAACATGATTGCGGCGACCTGTCGTTGGATAACCGTTTGGAAAATTTGCCTTTCCTTAATGATAAAATCCGTTAGGTCGCAACCAACGGTTATTTCGCAATTCAACCCGTAATTCTGCGTATTGGTGTACATCGTCAACGCAATATCCCACAACTCCGGGTATTCGTCGAATGTTTCCGGGGCGTTCATCATAAACGGGGATACCTGTAAATACTTGGTTATTTCCCGCCAACGCTCCAAATCAACGTAACCCGTACACGTCCCGCACGGCTCCCGGCTCCAATCCTTTGTCATGTTAATTGCCTGCATCCCGGCGGGCAAATCGTTTTGGTTGTAACAAAGGAACCACGCCCCCCCGGCGTTGTTTCCGGTACTGATATACGGTAAATAACAATCTTTCAACGGGAACCATTGAAAACCGCCGTTTGTCTGCGTAAAATTCAAATCAAACGTCTTTATCGGGTCAATTTGGGACGAATGGAAAAGATACATACGAACAACCCCGGTTGCGCCCGTCATTTGCAACCCGATTTGTTCGATTTTCATTGTTACGCCCATAGAACGAACCGGGACAATTTCAAACCCGACTAATTTATGATTATTCGGCAACGTCGCCCGGATACGTCCCGCACCGTCAAAGAACGTGCGCCGTTCCAATAGGTTCTTTGTTTCCTTATCCAATCCCTTTATTTGCGTGAATGTTTGTACCATTTGCGCAATACCGTTACGGGTCAATCGCTCCAAATAATCGGAAATGAAATTGTACGGTTGCCAATATGGGTTGCCGTAATCGTCGTTGTAATCGTCGTTAAAATCGCTTTCGGTCGGTTCCTCGTTTTGGTTGTCCCGTGCGGCAATCCAAACTTTGTTGTTGTGGCGAACCTTTGCCCCGGCTTTGTATTCCGGTATCATATTCCAAACCGGATATTGAAAAACGAAATCATCCGGGACGATTGCCCGGACATTATCCAAAGTAACAAGGGGGTGCGCACCTTGAAACGTCAAACCGCTTTCCGTCTGCGTTAAATTGTCGTCTATCGCCTTTGCCGGGTCGTATGATTGTTCCCACCCGACGACGTGCAATAATGCGTCCTGTATTTCTTTTAATCGGTACATCTGCGTTTGAAATAAATAAGGGGGCGGGGATAACCACCCCGTCCCCTCGGTTTAACAATTCGTTATGCTCCGGCGTTATGCGCCCGCACCTCCGGCGGGAAATTCCCCGGCGTTGGTTACATATACAGGCATACCCAACGGTTCGTTTGGATTGCGGGCGGCAATCTCGGCTTTGATAATCGGGTTTGCCACAGTATTCGGGTTGCTGTTGTAAGCAACCATATACGCCACGTCAACGGAAAATCCGAAATACTCCTTAACGGCGCACGTCAAATCGGCGGTTGCGGCGCCCATGATTGCGGACTGGTCGCCAACGGCGGTGTAATAGTGCGAACCAACGGGCAAATCAATGTACGGCAAACGTACAACGTCCCATTCGTGGAAATTCGCACGGGTGCGGCGCAATGCCTCACGGTCAACACGGGTAAGGATACCAACATTACCGTCAGCAACGGCAAACATGGTTCCCATTTTGCCCGCTTCGTCGGTTACGTTGTTCGTGTAGTGCAAAACCTTGTTGTCGTACTCCATGCGCTTGTTTACGTCGTTGTAAACGCCATGTTGCGCAAGTTTACGGATAAGGCTATCAACCCCGGCGTTGGCGATAATGTGGACATATTCCGGGTAACAGTTAGCCCGCATAATCGGGTTAATATCGCCCAAAATCTCGGTCGCCATTTGGGTTGGAACCTGTACCACGTCGCCCTCCTGCTTGTAGTTAAGCAACGTTTTGAACACCTGTGTTTTGTTTGCCTCCAATGCGGCAACGGCTCCGACGTCCAATTTGTCCGCCAAAGCCCGGCACGTCTTTTCCATTTTGCGCAAAAAGTCGTGTTCGTAGGAAATTTCGTTGTTCATGTAGGCGGCGGGAACCATTGTAAAGCCAATGGCATAAGTCGCCCAAACAACCGTTACCAATGCGGACGTATTTTCATCGTCAGCGATAACGCACGAACGGACATTGCTAACCTGTACATCGCCGTCGTAATTGATAACGGGTACTTGTACCGTGTTACCAATGGACGCAAACGCACGGTCACGCAAATTGGGGTTAATGATTGAGGACGGAGCGTTGGTTTGCTCAATGAAAAAATCCAATGCGCCATACTCACACGGGCGGGTCATATTACGGTCTAATTCCGGGCTTTCAATCCGCCAATTTTGCAATCTTGTTGCTACTAATGACATAATGTTAAAAATTTAATTGTTATTAAATGCGGGTTTACCCTTTACCCGTGATTGTTTACTTTTCCGGCAATGCGGCAATATTGTTGTCCTGCCATGCCTGTTTCATTGCGGCGTCGAACTTTTCGGAACCCGCCGTTAAACCCTGCGCCATAAGGTTTGCGGCGATTGCTTCGTAAGCCTCGACACGGGTTTTTGCGCCCGTTATGTCAATGGTTGTTCCGCCACCACCGCCGGAACCGCCCGCCGGGGGAACCGTTCCGCCGCCTCCGGCTTGGCGTCCCTTATCCAAAATACCCATTGTTTCCAATTCCTTTGCCAACAGGTCGCCGGGGGTGTACGGGTTCAACTGATTGTTCGGGTTACGCATAATTGCGCCGCTTTCGTCCTTAAAAGCAAGGATTTTACCGCCTTTTCCGTCGTCGATATATTCGGGGTTCATACCCTTAATTTTGTCGATTGCTTGCGCTAACAAAACCTTTGTTGCGCTTTCGGGCAATCCCGGTTTGAATTTCAACCCGGCGGTTGCGGTCTGCAATGCACCCTCGATACGAACGCCGAACAACTCCGTTTGGAATTTCTTTTCGGCTTCATCGTACTTGCTTTTGAGGTCGTTAAACTGCGTTGTTACCGCCGTTAAATCGGCTTTCGCCTGTTTCAACGCCTTTGCCGTTTCCGCATCGGTCGCACCGTCGGCAATTGCCTTTTCCAAACGTGCCTTTTCTTTCGTCAGACTGTCGATTTGGGTTTGCAATGCGCTTGCGCTTTCCGCTTTGGTTTTGAACTCGGCGACCACACGTTTTGCGTAATCAAACGTCTTTTCGGTTCCGTTCTTTGCGATACCGGACGCCGCCAAAATATCGGCATCCAATCCGCCGTAAATTTCGCCCGTCTTTTTGGCGATAACGCTATTTTCGTCGTTGGCGGACAATGTTGTAATTGCCGCAATTTGTTCGTCCGTCAAACCGGACAAAGCCGCATTTGCAATTAAAATTTCTCTCGTTAACATAATATTCTTACCCTTTGAATTAATTAAGTGCGATTGCTGCTACTGCTCCGCTGTTTGCGTTAATAATATCAATTGTGTATTTTGGGGAATCCCCGGTTGTGTCAACCAACCAACTAACAACACGTGCATGGCTGATTTTCTTTTCAACCTCTTTTGTTACCAAAATGACGTCGGCAATTGTTCCGCCCTCAATACATTCAATCAACTTTTTCTTTGTGTCGCCATCCAATGCGGCGGCGGTTGTTGTTACTTCAATAACCAAATTGTCCTGCTGTGCAATCTGTGCCATAATCGTATTTTTAATAGTTTAATACTCTGTTACTTTTTCGCTCCGGGTTTGTCCTCGGCTTCTGCCTTTGCCTTTGCATCGGCTTTGGTTTCTTTGGCGGGTTCCGCCGGGATAACTCCCGCCGCTTTCAATTCCGCCAAAATTTCAGCCTTTAACGCCGCTTTTTCCTCGGCTTTGGCTTTCGCCTCGGCTTCTGCCTTTGCCTTTGCATCGGCGGCGGCTTTTTCCTCGGCGGCTTTCTGCTGTGCGGCGGTTCGTGCCGCTTTTTCCTCGGCTTGCGCCTTGACGTACTCGTTGGGGTCGTGCAATACGGTAATCGTGTAACCCTGTTTTTTCAGTGCGTCCAAAATGCCGTTTTCAAACGACTTTTTGCCGAACTTTTGGATACGGGGAACGGATAAGCGTTTGCCCGTTTCGCTGTCAAACTTGCGTACCTCAATAACGCAATGATACAAATGTTGTTCGTTGCTCGGTACAATGTAGTTTTCGGGGGTGACGTCGGTAATTGCGACGTCCTTTGTTTTACCCTCGGTTGCTGTTTTCACTCGCATACTCGTTAAATTTACTTGTTATTACTGAAATCTTTTGGTTGAATGGTATTTGCGTTCCAAATTCCAAAATGTTTGTATTCTCCCGTTCAAACCTGCGGACAAAGTTAGCGAAATTCAACTTTATACGCAATTCATTCTCCGGGATTAAGTTACGCCCGTACAAATCCAATACCTCGTTCCGGGTCAAATGGCGGTACGGCTCCAACTCTGCCAATATCAACATACGTTGCAATTGGGTTGGGTTGTTCCGGTACTCCGTTTCGATAATCTGATTTTGTAGGGCGTCCAATTCTGCCTCACTTGCGCCGCTTTCCTTTGCCGACTTGTAACGGTTCCGCAACTCGCTTGCGTCGTACAAATAGAACTCCGTGCCGTAATTGACTTTTGCAGATACGAACATATTGCCGTATCGCAATCGGCAAACCGTTTCATCGACGAACTGTTGGGCGGCTTCAAAGCCTTTTTTCACTCGGTTTAATACCGTGCTTTGGCTCTCAAATGCGGCTTTAACCTGTTGTTCGTTGAATGCCTCCCGTTGGGTTACTTCCTCGTTTTGTCCGACGACGGCGGTAATAATGTTTTCCCGCAATCGCTTTTCTTCCTCAACGTTATAATCCAAACTTGTACGGTCAACGGTCAACATTTGTACCGGGTTCCGCAAATCGGGTTGTTTGTCCCCGTCCGGTATCGGTATTTCAACAAAGGAACCCGCCCCGGTAATCCGTTTGTCGCCGCACTTGGGGCAACGCATCAATAACCCGGCTTGGTCTAACCTGTAATACCCTTGTTTGTCTTTCAAAAATCCACCGTCGCAATAATCGCCGTTTTCGGCGTTTGTAAAATCGCACGATTGTTCGTAACCGGAATATATCGGGTACGCCCCGTACATATCCAAATGCCGCTTCGATATATGGAAAAACAAAAACCAATCCAACGCCTCCAATTCTTTTGTTAGCGGGGATTGTTTAACGTCCGGTTCTCGCAAATTCATTGGCTCGTTCCAAAAGAAACGGGCGGGGCAATAGCGCAAATCGTGTGGGTTATCAACCAATAATTCGCCTATGTTGCCGCCGTCGTCCTCTGCAAATACTCTGTATCGTTCATCGTCAATAACTGCAATACGTTTATCGGGTTGGCGGAAAATTATCCAATCCATAACCCCGGTTGTCCGGTTTGCCTCAAAGGTTATGACGCTTTCGATAGGTAGCCAATAAAAATACGGGGTCGGGTATCGGTCGGCGGGGTTTTGCTCGGCGGGCAAATCAACTATTAAGACGCTGTTTATTTCCGTCTTGAAAAACTCCCAACCTTTCGTGCTCCAAATTTCCGGCTCCTTTAATACATCTTGGCGGTAATACTCCCAATCGTCCCGTTGTTCCGTGTTTTGAAATTGATAGTTGAACGCCGGGTTACGACCGTCGAAAATACGGCTCAACTTGTCAAAACAAATGCCCGTTACCTCGTTGGTACGAACGGGGTAACGGAACAATGTTTTGAAGATTTTGAATTTATCGTGAGGGATAAGATTTTGAACCCATGCCAAAAAGTCGGTCGTGGGTAAACACATTAAGGGCGTTACGTTGGTTTGGGCGTGAAATTTAATGCGGTTTTGGTGTATGACCGCTTTATTTATCGTCGCCTTTTTCCTCGGTTCCGTTATTTCCTTTCTTATGCGTTTTATATCTAATCCCATTTTCTTTGCTAAATTCAAAAGGTGTTTTTTCGGGCAACCGCCAACCGCCATTGTTAGGCATCCGCAATAGGCGTTCGGCGTGGTTAATCTCAAATTCTTCGGTCGTGTTAAGGGTCGGACACTCCAACACGACCTTTGTAACTTTCGCCGTCATTACTTTCATGCGGGTTTCAAATCCGTAAGCGGGTTAAACGCCGGGGCAACAATCGCCAAATCGTCCGACCAATTCGGCAAAAACGACCATTGTATTGCGTTGCTGTCCGGGGCTTCCAATCCGCCCAACGTCTTATCGCCGATAAACAACGAACGTATCGGTATCGGGTAATATGTACCGTCTGTACTCCCCTTGATTGCGCCGATTGCGCCGTTTTCGTCGAAAATGAAGATACCCAAATTGTCGCCCCAACTTTCGCATTGCATTTCCTTTAATGCCTTGATAACCTCCTGCGGGGCTTTGCGGATAACTCCGGTAAACGGGGTTGGTTCACGTCCAATAATCTCTTCGACGCCTCCTAACGTTTCGTTACCGCCTCCAAAGGTGCGGGCGGCTCCCGCCTCGGCGGTCGGGGCTTGGATATACGGCGAAACAACTACTTTCGTGCTATCCGCCGCCGATAACAGGAGCGTCCACGACGCTAACGCCGTAATCGCTTTTTCACTCGTAAAACTGTTTTTGCTTCCGTCATCTTTCATAAGACGTTGAAAAGCCACTTTTTGAACCTGTCCGAAACTTTCCGAACACTTAATTGCGGGTACATCGGGCAACGCCGTCCCCGCCGGACATTTACAAATCATACTTCTTTGTTTTTAACGTTAAAAATATTGTTACTTTCTCCGGGGCTGTCCCTTTGCCCCCCTCGTTTTGGTTACAAAGTTATAAACTTTTTCTCGGATAATCTTGCATATCTCAAAAATATTGCTAATTGCGTCGTCTTACGCCTCGGTTTGCGTGTGCGTATGGCTGTATATTGCCGTCCGCAATCTCCTTTTCGTAAATCCCGGTTAATCCGTCCTCCGGGTCGTCGTGCGTGTTCGCATCGAAATTGCGCAAAAAGGTGGTAACATGGTCGTAAATCGCTTTGTACCGGGTTTCCCAACCGAACGGCATAATAATACTTTGATTTACCATTGCGGACGCCGTAATTATCCGGCTTTCCTTATTGCCGCCTTGATAAAACGGGTCTGTCATTGCCCGCATTTTCTTTTTAATAACCTTTTCGTAACCCGCACCGCCGTTGTTACTCTCAACCCATACTTTTTGCGTGCCGTTCCTGTTAATCATTGCCGGAACGGTTACGGTTGTAACGTCCGTATTTTCGTCCGTCATTTCCATATCCGTAATTAAAGCAAATAACAACGGTTCCATACGCTTTGTTTTCTCGTTGAAAATCATGTTGTCCGATTTATAAACGTCATACGTGGCGGCAAACAAAAGGTCGTCCCCCTCATCGGCAACATCTATGTATGCGCCGGAACGTATGTACGTGCCGTAATCGGATTTTTCAACCCATGTTTTGAACGGTTGATATAATCGACCCTCGGCGGAACCGGGGTTGCCTTGATAGAGGCATTGAAATTGTACCGGGTCTAATGCTTTTTGCGCTTCCAACTTTTGCTTACTGTGTCGGCTTTCCCATAATGCCGCCCCCGGTTCCCGTGGGTCTATCTCGGTCGGTTCCCCGGTTTTCAATCCCTCAAAATTTATGCGCACCCACGCCCCCGGCGTTACGTTCTCTAAATCCGCCCAACACTTAACATCAATAATCGTTTCGCCGCTCTTTTCAATGCGCCCTATCAAATCGTCGTCGTGCCAACGGGTAAATACAATCAATTCTTGACTATCGTTGTGTAAACGGGTGCGTACAACGGTTGTGTACCATTTCCACGCCGCCGCCCGTACTATCGGGCTGTTACCCTCGGCGTAATCCTTATACACGTCGTCCAATATCGAAACGTCCACGGTTTTAGACGTCAGCGAACCGCCACGACCGACGACACGCAACGACCCCTTACGCCCTACCATTTCGATAACATCGGAATTGCGCAAATAGGTATTAGCCATTGTTACGACGTTTGACCCATTTAAGTACGTGCCGGGGAATAATTCACGATACCGGGGCGTGTCGATTATTCGTTGAACGTCCCGGTTAAAATCCCGTGCGATTGTCGCCGCATACGAACCGATACATATTTTGCGGTCGGGGTCTAACCCCAACATAAATGCGGGTAATTTGCGGCTCGACCCCTCCGATTTGCCATGTTGGGGCGGTTGTTGTACAATCATCTTTCGTATTTTGCCGTGTGCGAACATATCCAACAACGTATAATAAACGACGTGGAACGGCTCTAATACTAAATCCGGTTGCATATACCGGGCAAAGTTGATAAGGCGTTTACGGGCGGCGGCTTTAACAAGCAAATCCGGTTGTTGCCGGATTGCGTCGTACATCTGCAATAATTGTTCGTTGTTCATTGCTTTGCTCCTTTCTCCCATTTAGAACACGCCCGGCGACCTCGGACAATGTAATATTGATAATGCGGGCAACGTAAACAAATCGGGTTCCCGTTTAAATCCCGGTGTCTATGGTCGTCCGTTATCCATTCGGAAAAACGGCACGTATCGCAAATTTCGGTTTGCCATTCCGGTTGCTTGGTTCCGGGACGGGGTGCGGTTGCTCTCTTTGCCATTATTGCGCCCCTCCTTTCTCCAACAATGCCTTTTGATATTCGGCGGATTGCAGTTTATCAGCCAACGCAAACAACATATCGTCCGGGATTGCCTTAACGTCGTACTTTGGTTTATCGTCGTCGGTCGTGGCGTTATATCCGGGTATCTCAATTTTAACCGGGGCGTCAAACCCTAACATCTTTGCCCGGCGTTGTTGGATATTCAAAAGCAAATCCAAAAACCGGGGGTTCCCGGCGGACGTTTCGGTTGCGGTTTCATTGTACCCGTAATATTCCGGGTCGGCGTCCTCGGCATCGGTTTTGATTGGTCGCCCTTTGTTGGTTTTTTCTTTGGTGCGCATCTTTCCGGTTTTCGACGCCTCCCACGCCTCCCATGCTTGTTGCTCCATCTTATCCAATTTGCGCAATTCTTGTGTAACGTATTCGTCGATATTATCCAACCGTTCCCGTTTCCACTCAATAAGGCATTGTTGCAAATCGTAATAAACCATTTGAAAGGTTATTGTATAACCCATTCCACGCGCGGACAAATCCCGGTTCAATGCGTCCGCAATTTCCCGGTACGAATACCCACGCAAAAACAAATCGGAACAAAACCGAATGTCGTAAATTCGTTGTTCCTCGGAACGTTTATTATAGCCTAATGGCTTCTTTCTCTTTTTCATAGTCAAACCTCCTTTGCTGTCAAATCGTACTCCCATACATAGCCGCCCGCCGTTTTATATACTCCTTTACAACATCGGGTAATCGTTATATTTTTTATTCCCGTTTTTCTTTCCGCTTCCCTTATAGATTTATACCGGGCAATTTCGTTTCCGGCTTTTGAACGTTGTATTACAGATTTAGCAATTTTATTATGTTTGCCGTTATATGTATTGTTATACTGATTATCGCACCATTCCAAATTATCGGCATTATTATTAAACTTATTTTCGTCCTTATGATTTATTTGTTTCCGGTTATTTAGATTTTGAACAAATGCCATTGCAACCAATCTATGAACCAACAACGCATTTGGTTTACCGGACTTCGACAACCTTACTTGCAAATAACCCTTGCCGCTTATAGTTGGTTTTAGCAACTTGGTTTTTCCTGTCCTCCCATAATTGAGGCTTTTTACATTACCATAATTGGATATTTGGTAATTCTCAAAACCGGGTATATCTTTCCAAACTTCCATATATCTTTTTTTTGCAAAGGCAACAAATGTTTTTCGTTTGCAAGTTATTTGCGGGGAATTTCCATTTTAAGAGGCTTTTGTTATTAACTCAATACTTTTATCGTCTTAATGGTTATCTTTCAACCACGGGCAAATTTACGGCTTTTCCGGTACATTGCCAACCGTTTGTTCTCTCTCACATATAAACGGCAAAACCCCGGCTTTGTTTCCGGGGCTGATTGCCTAATTGCTTATGCCTATTTCGTACCTCCCATTTGAGCAACGAAAATAATGTTGCGTTCCACGGGGGTTGCTGTATTCCGTTCCCCCTTTCATTTCTTTTATTGCCAAACATACCGGGGCGGGCTTTCCATTTACCGGAAATTCCGGGTTAAAATATCGACACGTTCCGCATATCTTTTCGGGGCGTCGATTATCCGGGGCGCATTCGGTCGGCATATTCGGAATTATATCCGGGCAATTATTTTTTGCTTTCATGCTTTTGCGCTTTGATAGTTACCCATTAACCCGGATATTATCCGGTCGGCGGTTGTGTGTCGCCATATTCCTAATATTTCATCCCAAATAAAGCAAATATTGGGATTAGCAAACATCATACATGGGTTTTTGCAATTATCTTTCATTGTTGCGCCCTCCTTTTCGGTTCTTTCGTTGGTTCTTTGCCCGGCGTTTATCCCGTGGGTTCCTTTTCGGCATTTCGACCCGGTGTATTTCTACTTTGGAACCGGGGAACATCTTGCCGAAAAATTCCGCCATTGCTCGCACCTCCTTTGGGACGTCGAACGCCTCCGGCTTCTTATGCTCCGGGCAAATCCCCCGAACCGGGCAATTGTCGCAATCCTCATTCCGCACAACCTCGCCCGGCTTATCGGCTTCTTTGAACCCGTGCCAATTGTCCCTCCGTGCGGACGCTTCGGCGAAATTCTCCATTGCTTCAACTGCTACTTCCGCCAATATGTAATCCGGGGTATCGTTAAAATGCGCCTCCAAAGAATTACGGTTGATAACCTCGGCAATCTCTTTCAAAAATTTTTCTCTTTTGTTCATCGCTTTATTGATTTTTGGGTTTGTACTCTTGGCACGGCATAACGCCGCACGATTGTTCGCATTTGAACGCCTCGCAATAACCGTTCCCGTTGACGTCCTCGTTTGTAAAGTTGGCGCAATTCCCGCATCCCTTATCGCCGGGTTCTTTCGGTACGCTTACGCCTTTCGGCTCAAACTCCCGGTTAAACTCTCTTTCCGGGCGGGTTGTCAATCGTCCGTCCGGTTCCCGGACAATGTAGTACGTTTCCGGGGCGTCAATGAAAATGCCGTTGCCGTCCGGGAACGAATAAACCGCCCGCCCGTTTGGGGTTCTCGGTATCGTCATGGTTCCGCCTCCGGTAAATCTCAACAGGTCGTCCAAATTGTCCCGGCGTACCTGTATTGCGTCAACTTCTAACACCGTGCGGCAATATCGGGTTCCCGCCGTGGCGTCCGGCTCAACTAACCGGGTGCGGATTTGTTCCGGGTATTCCGTCGGGTCGTACTCGACGTTGAAAACAACGGCGGCGTCTAACGTGTGGGTAACTAACAAGCGTTTCCCCAATCGTCCGGCGACTGCCTGTTTTAGTGCTTCAATTGCGTTTTCCTGTATCTCGGTTGTGTCAACCGTGATTTCGTAACGGTCGGGTTTTTCCTCGACCTCCGGTTGGCTTTTGGCAATATCGCCAATCACAACCAACAATTCCGCATCAAACGGGTTTAACTTACTTTCTGTCATGCTCTAATTTTTTATTCGTTCTTACTGTTTTCGGATATGCCAACCGCCAAAATATCGTTTTTCGGTCGGTTCTGTTGTACTTATCGCATTGCCTACCTATTCCGGGGCAATCTTCCCTTTGGATTTTGCAGCGAACGCAACGTTGCGTAAATATTGCGGGGTTGTTGTTGGCTAATCGTGCATCCGCCGCCGTCCATATCTCGGCAATCAATACCATACCCCGGTAAACGCAACGTTCGCCGGGGTTGTACTCTCTGTTTGGGTCGAACGGTTCGGGTTGCTTAACTCTCATTCTTTGCCCGCTTCGTTTACATAGTCAAACAATGCGTCCAAATCGTCCTTTGCGCCTTTTACGCAAATTCGTACCCTATCGCCCCCGGCTAATGCGGTTTCGACAATCTCACAATTATACCGGGGGGCGTTTATCTGTATCATTGCCGCCGTGGTATTCGTTACAAACTCGTTTCTTTCTGCCATGCTCTCGGATTTTTGAAGTAAATTAAATGCCTCCGTTGGTTCGTTCTCGCTTTGACACGCCCCCAACAAAAGCGTTGCCAAAGATAACAATAAAATCTTTGCTTTCATCGTTTTACCTTTCTTTTAATCCATATAAACCGTATGCCAATGCCGACAAACAATATTTTCGCCTCAATATCAACATAACGGTCGTAACCGTTTATTGCATCAATGGATACCCCAAATTGCCAACTATGATATTGCCAATACTCACGGGCGTAAACATAGACGCCGACCCGTCCGATATGAAACCCAATTTGCGCCGTATGTACGTCGCCATTGTTGCGGATAATTCCAACCTGTTTTTTACTCATATCTCCAAATATATTTTTTATAATGTTTTAAACGTCCCTTACAGCAACTAATAATATTTCCATGATTAAAACCGCATCTTTGCGCATCATGTATGCAATCCCATTTCTTTATAAAATTACCCTCTAAATCATATTGATAAACGGGTTTTGCATTGTGATTATCTTTTCCGGTTTTCTTAAACCATGTATTTACTTTCTTCATGGTTTCACGTTTATTATTAATTGCTTTTTGATAATTCAAATTTTGCTTTCTCGTACACCAACGTAAATTAGTCGCATCGTTATTGGCTCGGTTGCCGTCGATATGGTCTATTTCCGGCAAATTGTCCGGGTTCGGAATAAAAGCCGCCGCAACTAATCTATGAACGAAATATGTTTTGTTTTTACCATTATCTGATAGTATTACCCGCATATATCCGTTTTTACTAATAGATTGCTTTCGTATCGCACTTTTACCCGTTCCCCGATAATTTACAGACTTTATATTACCTTTGTCTGAAACTTCATAATTAGCGTTTATAAACTTCCAATTTTCCATCTTTTTTTTGCAAAGATAATATTAAACCATAATATAACAAACTAATACGTTTCTTTTATTTTATTGTATGCCTCTTTATCCAATACCATAACTTTAGGATATTCGACAATACAACCTTTTGTATATACGAGATTATAGATACCCAATTGCCCCTTAACCGGAAATTCAATAACCCGGCGGGGGTTGCGCATCAACCACCCGTACCCCTTTGTTATTTTCGCCCTCTTTTCCTTTGGAATCCGGGTGTTTTCCCAATCCTCCGGCGTAAACTCTTTTATCGGCTTTACGTCGTACAACTCAACCAATCCCAAAGTAACGCCGCTTTCCATTCCCGGATAAACCGGGGACGCTGCGGAACATATCAGCACGTCGCCACGGTATGACGTGTTTTTGCTCCGAACTTCAATTGTCTTTTTCCCGTAAACAATACCGTTTTCGTCCTTGTACGCCTCCGTTACCAAATCATTTGCGTATGGCTGTTTTACGGTCAACGCACGCCAACGGTCGTGCTTTTCCGGGTTGTAATACTTATTGCTGTACTGCATATTTACTTTTTATTTTCGGGTTCCTCGGTTTCGTCGTCGGGTTCCGGGTAATGGATAAATCCAATTTGCCGGACGTTTTGGATTGGCTCGTAAATGATAACGACAACATCGCCGTCCGTCCTTACTCCGACCAATCGGCAATCGGCGGGAACCTCAACCCGTATTTCACTTTTCATTGTTAAACAAATCCCAATTAACAGGGACACAATACCCCGGCAATTCTCCCCGGTCAATCCCCAACGGATTAACAATACTATTTTTCCAATAGATACGGGGTTGTTCCGGGCGTCCCTCCCAATGTTCCGTAATCGTGTCGTAAATCAATCGTATTTCCCGTTTCGGATATTTGCCGCCGCTCTGCAACCCGATTTTATACAGGTCAACGAACGGATACGACAATTTGATTATCCCAATTGCCCGGTCGTACATTCCCGGCGGGATTGGCTCCACGCTTGCAAAGGTGCGGAACCCGTGGCGTTTTGCCCGTGCCAACACATTAACCCGCATCATATTTGGGTCGGCGTTCGGCTCCAATTCGTCGCAACCTGTCAACGTTGCGCCCAAAGCGATACGGGACACGTCCCAACCCTCGGACGCCTCGGCAAAATCAATGAAGCGGTTCAACCCCTCGGCGCATTTGCTCAATATCTTAACCGGGACGCCGTGGCGTTGGCATACGCCGACCGCTTGACGGGTCAACCGTTCCGTTTCCGGCAACAACGGGTCGGTCGTGAACGAAAAGAATAACCCCGTTTTCTGCAATTCCTCCTTATGCGCCAACAATTCGTTTTTGAAAATATCCAAAGCGTATGGATATTCCCGCAACGTCTTTTTCAACTCCGGGCGACTGCCTCCCAATACCTTTGCGCCACGACCTTTGCGCAAATAACAGTAAGTACAACCGTTGGAACAACCGACAAAGAAATTGGCGGCGTTCTCGGCGTATTCCCCGGCTTTACCTTTTGGGCTGTAAATAACCCGTCCGTTTATCGCTCCCATATCGTCAACGGCTTAAAATGGTAAATCGTCGTTTCCGTCGGGGGCGGGTGCATCCGGCACGGGCGGCGGCGGTACTTGCGCCCCGGCTCCGGTCGCTTTCGGGGTCAACATTTCCATATCGGTTGCGACTATCTCGGTAACATACCGTTTGACGCCTTGCGCATCGTCATAACTCCGGGTTCTCAATTCGCCCTCAATATACAGTTTGTCGCCCTTTTTGACGTACTGATTGGCGACCTTTGCCAACCCGTTTTGCAATACGACGTTATGCCATTCGGTACGCTCCGGGATTTGCCGCCCGTCCTTTGTGGTATAACCTCGTTTCGTGGTTGCCAACGAAAAGGTCGCCACGCAACCCCCGTTGTCGAACTCCCTAAAATCCGGGGCTTTCCCGGTATGTCCCATCAAAATAACCTTGTTTACACTCATACAAAAAACGCTTTAATTATCCAAACAATGATACTATACAACGCCCACATATAAGACGCAACCGTTAACGCCACGAACGTGTATAACGCAATTTTATATCCGGTTTTTGATTTTATTTTCATGTCACTTGAATTTTACGCAATCCAACAAATATTGTTTCTTATTGTCCGACCATCCGGCGGCATGGTTTATCGCTTTTCGGTCGTCGTCGTGTACGAACTCACAAACCCAACCGCCGACGCTTGATTTTTGAACTAATCGAACCAATTTACCAACAATGAAAGAACGCAATTTGTAATAACCTGAATTTTCGCCAACAAACAAAACCCGTCTTTCTGCATTTATTTCGGGCAGATTTTCGATTTGCGGGCGTTTCTCCCTTTCCGGGTACCTTTGTACCCTTTTAAAATCATTTTGGATTGAACGGCGGGAAATTGCCCCGTAATCGGGTGTTCTTTGTTTCGTTCTCATAATTTATATTTTTCTTTTTCTTCTTCTGTCCAATCTTTTTTAGGTTTTAAAGCCATAGGGTGCGTTTCCCTATTATATCTTATTTTTGGGTTACAAAGACAATTTTTACATTGTTCACATTCTGACGGTTCCATAGAACCGTATTCTTTCGCATACTTGCAAAGAAAACAATCTTCATCCATTTGTTGAATTAAGCCTATTTGCCTTACTATATTTCTTACACAAGCATCTAAATCAATAAAATCTGTATATCTTTCATCTTGTGTTTCTACCGTATATCTATCAACAAACCTTATTCCGCTGTTTCTTTCATCATCAATGTCTTTAATTCCCTCATCTTTCAATTTGCGTGATATATTTAGCTGTCTAAATTCCAAAATATCATTCAAAAAATCATTAAGCCATTTTTTAAAATCTTCCCACGTGTTCCATTCAAATATTTTGAATGTATCTTTTATACTCCCGTTACAATCGGGCGTTTCATCGCACCACTTATTAATTTTTTGAACTATTTTATTTATACCTTCCGGGTTATGATAAGGGTGCATTTGATATATAACACCTACTACTGAATTTATAATCAGTTTATTTGTAATTCTAACTTTGCTCATAATTTCAAAATTTGATACTCTTTCTTTAATAATTCTATAACCTTAACGTTTCCGGGATAAATGCGCATATTTTTACGGTCGCCATTTTCCCAACGGTTGTGCATTTCAAAACAAAGGATATTGATATTGCGGGGGTCGTGCGCCATTTCCGGGTGCGAACCCCTCGTTAGGATATGCGAACAATAAACGGCGGAATAACTCGACAACGGGCGCAATGTTTCCTCGCATTGGTGCGGCTTATGTTCCCAAATCCACCTAAAAAACCGTTCGTTTGCCTGTGGGATATTCCCACGACCAAAAACGCAATACCCGAACAATTCCCGTTGGATTTCGACACGCAACCGAATATCCATTGTAAACCGCTTGTAATCCAATAGGGGGCAAAACCCCCTATCGGTTACAAATTGGTATTCTTCCCGGTCTGTTAGCAATATCGGCTCCATTGCTTACATATCCGCCGTTTCGTCCTCCGGGTCGTCCTCGTTAGCCGGGTCGCCGACCTCCGGGAACAATCCGTTCTCCTTTTCCGGCTCTGCGACCAAACCCGGTGCGGGTTCGCCGTCAGCCCCGAACAATTCCAATTGCGCCTTTTTGCCTTTGAACAAAAATGCGTAAACCTCGTTTTCAATGTCCGCAACGATTTCTTCCAATTCCTCCTCAAAACCGAACGTTTCGGTATTGAATTTCAGACGGGGCGAATTTATCGCCGTCTTTTGGTTGTTGGATACCGTTAACAATCCCGTAAGGACAACCCCAACGTTATCGTCTTGACCGGAAAAGGACACGCCCCGAACCTCTATGTTTTTCAACATTTCGTCGGCAAAATCCCGTGATAACTCGCTTTGCTTTTTGGTTGCTTTGAAATCGGACGTTTCAACCATTGAAAGAAAGGACGTAATATTAAAAATCCGTCCCATGATTGGGCGCAAACGGTCGAAACAATCCCGCAAATCCGGGTGTATGTCCTTTGCACTTTCGACGTGGTATTTGTTCGTGTAACTCTCATTGCCGATTGTTTCGGTAACTTCATAATGCACGTCTAACCCGCCGTCCTTTAATGTCTTTACTTTCGACAATGCAAACGCCTTTTCACTTGGTATTAACATAACGTTTGCGGCTTTTTTTTCTTCGTTCATATTATAATATTATTTGTCGCCGGGAATCCGCCCGGCACGGTTTTAATCAAAATTCGTTTTCGTCCAACAATTCCCGTGTCTTACTATTCGACGGAACCGCCGGGCGTTCCGGTTCCGGGGTTGGTTCCGGGACGGGTTCCCCGGTTCCGATTGGTTCCGTTACCGGGTTGGGGTCGTGGAACTCAATATTGCGCCCGCCTTTGGGCTTTTCCGGCTCAAATTGGGCTTTGAGTTGTTCCGCCGGGTATTCCTTTTGCTTCAACTCGATAATCCCCAATTCGACCAATTCCGGGACGCATCGGCGTAATGCCTTAACGTCCTGTAATGCGTCGTGCGCCGGGAATGTTTCGCCGGGGAACAACTTTGCAAATAATTCCTCCAATTTGGGGAATTTTCCCGGTTTGCCATTCTGATACAATGCGCCGACAAATTTAATAGTTTTCATCATTGTATCAATGCGCTTTCCCTTGTGCAATGCGTCCTCGGCTTTGGCGTCGTAATACTCTTTGCCGCAATAACGCAAAATGTTCGCTTTCAACATCGACGTATCGAAATAAATGTTGTGCGCACATACAAGCGGTGCGGCGGCGGCATCCGTCAAAAATTCGTCAATAACCTCGGCAAACGGTACACCCTCGGCAATTGCCCGTTCGGTCGTTATTCCGTGTATTGCGGTTGTTTCCGGCGGTATCTCGTAATTGTCCGGCTTAATTATAAAACTGCGTTCTTTGTCGCCGAACGCCCACGCCAATTGTACGACGTGCGGGAATTGGTTAAAATCCGCATCCCATTTCAAACCCTTTGCGGGTACTCCTGTTGTTTCGCAATCGAAAAAACAAATGTCTTTTAATTCAAATTTCATACTCTCGTTACTTTTTTATTCGTTAAATAATCGTTTTTGCCCGTCGTCGTTGGGCGTTTGCTCAACATATTTTGCCCGTGTAATCCAAACGCACCCGCAACGCAAACACTTTATCCGACTGTAATGCTTTGGCGTGTATTCGTGGCGAATAATCCGCCAACCCGCCAACGGGTAATTCTTACGCTTTCCGTTACACTTGCAAAACATACCTTACAACGTTCGGGGGTCGTCAATATACGTGTTGTATTCCTCGGCGGCAATCTGTTTGAGTGTTTCGATATGCTCGATTAACTCGGCGTTCGACAATTCCGCCACGGTGCGCAATTCGTGGGAATATTTCCCGGTTTCCTCGTTGACCCGCTCGACGTACATAATTGGGGAAAACTCCCGCAACCTCCGTTCCGTTTGTTCCTCCGTAAGACGTTCGCCCGTCTCCCAAATGGCGTGTCGGAACGTGGGTACAACATAGTTGAAATAATAGCCTTTCAAAGCCTCGGACGAACCGGGCGACGCAACAATAAACCGGGCAATTATCCGGGAACCTTTCCAACCCTTGAAAAATTCGTTTAATTCGCCCATGTACATTGCCAACCCGCCGTTATTATTTATCGTCCCCGTTGCCGTTATTTCTCGCTTTCTCATCGTCGATTAACTTTTGCATTGTGACATTAAACGCTGTCATTCCAACCGCACGGATAAACGCCCGTTCGCTCGACGAATACCCGGTTGCGACCTTTCCAAAACTTTTGCGAAAATAATAACGAAATTTCCCGGTTCCCACTGCCCGGCATTGTGCATACGGTCGATAACGTGCGCCCGCAACCTCGTATTATTCCGGGTAGCATCCTTACGGGCTTTCTCCCGGTCGTTCCAAAGGCTCGTTAATTGGCGTTTCACATTCTCAAAAAACAACGGCGTTTTCAACACGTCCGCAATTGTCATTTCTTTAACTTCCATATTGTTTTGTTTAAGGGACGCCGGGGAACCGACGCCCCCGGTTAATTACTCGGTTTCGCTGTATTCCTCAATAATTAAATCGTCCTGTCCTCGCTTGACTTCCTCGATAAATCCTTGATAGCCTTCTTTCCGGGCTAATTCGATAAGGGATTGCAGACGTTTTGCGCCCAAACTTTCGCCCCTCGCAATGCGGAATACCTTAACGGTTGGATTGCTTGCGATAATCAATTTTGCGGCAACCTCCATTATCTGACTATCCGACACTTTCCCGGCGACGAACGGCACGCCGTTTAACTCCAACCCGTCGTCCGTGAACGTCAACCCGGCAATCGGCAATTCCGATTTCGCAATAAGGGTTTCCCGCTCTTTGAGCAAATCCGACAACTTTTTTTCGTGGGTTTGGGCGACCTTTTCGGCGGCGTCCTTTTGCTTTTTCTTCGTCAGATAGTCCACAACCAACGCATTTATTTTGTTGTGTTCCTCGGCTTGTTTGAGGCGTTCGGCTGTATCCAAATTCTCCGGGTTATTTTCCTCGTACTTTGCCAACCATGCGGCGGCGTTGTTCTTACGGGTTTCGTAATCGGCTTTATCCGTTTGGATTTGCGCCAATGTTTCGTCGTATTTGTCGGCGGCGGCTTTCGCATCGGCTTTGCTCTTTTTCTTTGCCGCTTCCAATACCTTTTTTGCCTCGGCAACAATCCGGTCGTATTCGGCTTGGGCTTCCGCCTCATACTTTATTGCGGCGTCAATCTCTGTATTCTTGGTTTCCTCGGCGGCTTTGATACGACCGGGGATTGCCTCCAATTGTTCCGTCCGGGTTTGCAATGCGGTACGCACGGTTTTCGCTTTCTCAATCAACCGGGCGTTCTCGTTTTGTTCCTCCATTAAATCGGCAATGTCGATTTTCTCGGCATACGTTTTGACGTCGCCCGGTTTCAACTGCTTTTCGGCGGCGGCGCAAATGGTCGTGTACGTCTTGACCTCGGCGTTGGCGTCCTTTCTTTTCTCCTTAACGGTCATAACCTCGGCGTCAATCTCGGCAATACGTTTTTGCACATTCTCCGGCAACAATGCCCGGACGTATTGCACTTGCTTTCGGCGACCCTCGGCGGTTTCAGACCACCGGGAAAACTCCACGGCGTCAAAATCCGTATATCCGAAAACCTTTTGCAACATACTTACGTTATCCGACCGCATCCCGGTTGTTTTCTGTTTGATTGATAACGTACCACGGGGGTTGGCTTTGGTAAACCGCAATTCAACGTCGTATTCCTCGCCGTCGTCGCCGACAACCATTTTGGCAAACCCTTTGTCCTCGCCATTACGCAACACGGCGTCCCGGTTCCCGGTCAACAACGCCCCGATTGCCTTTAATAGCGTGGATTTTCCTAACTCATTGTCCCCGGTAATGAAATATACATTACCCTCAAAATCTGCGTTGAACTCCTTAATTACTTGGAAATTCGACAACTCTAATTTTTTGATAATCATTTTATCGCTCTTTTTATGCCGGGGTTGCCCCCGGCGGTTACTACTTATTTGTTTGTTAATATCATTCTTTGGTGTATCATGCTTTGCACCTTGTTAAGCGCATCCCGGTTGGCGTCAACCTCCGACCGGGTGCAATCGGCAATAAAGTTTTCCAAACGCTTATACAGGTCGTTCAACTCTTTTGCCGTCATTGCATGGCGAACGGCTCCCAATTCGTCCTTATCCATTTTTGCAAATTCGTTTAAGGGTTTCCAAATCGCAACGTTTGGGGTCGTCGGCGTTCTTTGTCGCATCAATTAACGGCATATCATTTGTTTTTGCCGTCCAACTTTTACCCGTAACGGGCGACGTGTAAGTTACTTTGTAATGTCCGTACCCGGCAAACTCAAACCGAAAATCGCTGATTGTTGTTTTCGCTCTCATTGCTTTTATTTTTTTAGCATTACCGGGAAAACTCCCGGTCGTTGTTATTTCATGCCACAAAAATACGGGGAATATTTTAATTACCAAAATTTTTTCTTTTTATTTTCGTGTTAGGGCAAAAAAATCCCGATACGGCGCAAGTCGTACCGGGATAAAATCAAAATAATTTCATTTGCGTATCTGTTAAGACGGCAATAACGCCGTCAACTTTTTGTTCCCATGCCGTCCGGGTTGCAATCTTTTCCGGCGTTGGGTTCCGTTCGCACCTCCGTTGGTTGTGGCGCATCTGTTTAACCATGTACGCCAATTCTTCCAACGTTATTTTCGCCGGATTTTCGATTTGCGGGCTTTTGTTTTCGTCTGCCATACTTTTACCCATTCAAACAAAATAATCGAAAAACGGGGCTTAAAATAAACGGTCGTGCATCGGGGCGGGCAAATTCTCCAAAACCCAACGGGGGTTGTTGTGCAAAATGTACCGTCCAAAGTGCATTATCATAAGGGCGTCGGCGTTCCACAACGTCGCCTTAACATCGGGGTAATAATCGGCGGCGGCTCGTTGGTATCGCTTTTTGCGCTCCGGCTTTTCCTCTCCCTTAACCCGCAATTTCAATTCATTTTGCCATTTTTGGGGGTGTACCAAAACAAACGGTACGTCGCACATGGCAATTATCGCTTTCAGTTTCTCGAACTCGGATAACAGTTTTTGAACCCGGAACGCCTTACCGGGGTTGTCGTTCACGTCGTCCGGGCGCAATTGAACCTTTTCGACGAATACCAACGGGCGGCAAATACTTTTCATATAATCAAACCATTGCCGCAACACCATAAGGTCGCCCGGCATTTTTATTACCTCGGTTTTATGGTTCGGACGCCAAACGGCAATCCCCCCGGTTTTTCCGGGGTCAATCCCAATAATACAATCAATCGTTATTTTGTTCATTTCCAAAAATCTAAATAGTTATCAATCTGTAATTCGTCGGCAATCATTCGGTCGAACGTGCGTTTAATCTCTTTGCGCCGGGCAACCTCAAAGGCTGTAAAATCAATTTCCGGGCTTTGGGTTCCTTGTTTCCGAACGTGGTAAACCGTAAATTCATTAACGAACCCACGGGCGGCACGTGCCAAAAATCGGTTATATGCTTCTTTCCGGTCGTCCTCGGTTTCTTTCACTTCATCCGCTAACCGAACGCCCAACAACCAATTATAAACAAACATTTCGTCGGTTAATCCAAACACTAAACGCCCGGTATATTTATAGCGCAAAAAACACATTAAACAAGTCATAACCGATTGATTGCGATAATACCGGATTTGCTCCGGGCTTAACTCCTTTTTCGGTTCCGGTAACGCTGTATATGCTTTGCCGATAACTTGGTTTTGTTTCCGGCAATATGCGTTCAATACCTTTGCGAAATAATCGGCGTTGAATTGTTGGTAATGTTTCCGTTCGGCGTTCCCGTCCCTATCCTTTGGCAAATAGTCGTCCAATTCCCCGGTAATCAGCAATTCAAACGCTAATTTAACCTCCGACAATGTTAATTGCGAATAATAGCGTTTGAGCAAATCTAACAACCGGGTACAAATATACGTCCAATCGTCCCGGTTTTCCGTGGGAATGATAAACCCCACGTCCATTGCGATAAACCGGAACATTTGCCCGGTTTTAGCAATCAACGTTTCGTCGTCAATCTCGGCAATCTGTTTTTTTGTGGACGCCACGAAAATATACTTTTCAACCGGGGTTAATGCTTTGGCAACCTCCGGTAATTCAACCATCGCCCGGCGTACCTCAATTGCTTTTGCCGTTCCACTATAAAGCAAAACGGCGGCGGATTGTCGTTTTTCGGGCAACGTTTGTGGCAATCTGTTTGTCTTTTCGGGTAATGTTTCCATGTTAATAATCATCTTTCAAATACTCAATAGCCCCGGCAACATTTAATCTTTGCGTTGGGGCTTTGTATTCGGGTTTCAAATGCAATTTTTTCTTTTCGACGTCCCCCCGTATGAAATTGCGGACGGTCGCCAACCAACCGTTTTTAGTGCGCTTCATATTCTTTTGGTCGCTCCAATCGCTAACAGAATGAAAGTAATAAACCAAATCGACCTTTTCAAATTCCGGGGTCGCAAACTTACTTTCAAACTCTGAATAATCCACGCCGACGCCGTTTTCAAATTTAACCATTTTGTAAACCTCTGAATTACGGAACAACGTTTTTTTCTCTTTTGGTTCCTCAACCTTTGGTTCGCCGGGGAACAAAGACGCAAAAGTATTTTGCGGCGTATTATTACCGTTATTACTTGGTTTACTTTCGTCCTTTGTTTGATTAGTATTTAGTAGTGTCGGATTTTCCGTACCCGGTTTATCCGTATCGGGTTTAACCGTATCCGGATTTTCCGTTTGCGGTGCATCCGTAACCGGATTTTCCGTAAATGGTTGAACAAAAACGGGTTTATCGCAAATCTCATACGCATAACCCGCAATCGTTCCGTCCGGGTTCCTTTGCATGGTTTTTGCACAATACCCGCACGTTTCCAACTCCTTAATCCCACTATAAAGACTATCCCGCCCGTCGGTTGCTCGGTTCGTCAAATCCCGCATATTCAAAACCCAATCGTCGGGAAGCATTGCCACGTATGCAATTATTCCTTTGGCTTTCCAACTCAACCGGGCATCTTTCAAAAACTCATTCGATACAATCGTAAAATCCCGGTCGTATTTACGCCGGGTAATAGTATTATTCGTTGCCATTGCGTCCGCCCTCCAATTCTTTAACGGGTTCCCATGCCTTACGTACTTTTAAAACATTGTCGGCACTCTCATTGGGAACCAACGACACGACGGGAAAACGGGAACGGTCGCCCGGCTTTTGGGTCGTGGCAAATTGTACATTCAAATCAAAGATAATGCCTTTGCAAAATCCACGTTCCAATAACATACCGTCGAACGTTTCCCGGATTTGCGGAATTGTGGACGCCGTACCCTTTGTTGCGAATTGCCAAACCCCGGCAACCCCACGAACCAAAGGGACAATAAAATTTAGCGTTAATGTAACCTCCCAACCGTCGCAATCGGGTTGGCGGCTCTTTTTATTCGGGTAACGCTTGGTTATCGACTGCATTAAGTTTGGGTATTTCTCCGTTGTCAACGTTTCGTATTTCTTTCCGTCCCATACTTGGAAAGTGTCGCCATCGCCCGCCGCAATCAATCGCCCGTCGTCGTCCCGGTATTCGTAACGCTCGTTACATACTTTTGCCGGGTCGTCGTCCGGGAAAACGATTTGAATTGTTTGGGGTTTTTCGCCGTATGCCTGTGTAAATAACCCGGCATACTTTCCCGTTGGTATGAAATAATCCACGCTTTGCGGGTATCCGTTGGCGTTTTTCATTCCGATTTTTATTTGTCCGACACGGGGCAAAATCAAACGGGATTTTTCCGCCTCCGGTCGTCTTATTCGTCCTTTCATGCTCTTTATATTTCGGGGTCGTCGTTCAACAGTCTTTTCTTATTCTCGTTTTTGGGCTTTTTTGGCACATTTGCGGGCTTTTGTTCCTTTTCCGGTACAACAGTCCGTTTTGTCGTCTTTCGCCCCGTGGCGGGCTTCTTTTCCGTCTCCTTTGTCTTTTTCCCGGTGCGTTTCACAATCTTTGTTTTCTTAATCTCCGGTTCCGACGTTTGTTCCGGGGCAACCGCATCCGCTTTGACGGTATCGGCGGCGTCCGTGGTTTCGTCCGGGGTCGCCTCTTTGGGGGCTTTCGTTTTAATCAATTCCGCCAAAGACAACGATATTACATTTTGGGACAAATCCGGGGCGTCGTCCAATACAACCATACCATTAACCGCCGTAAACGTGTTGTCCCGCTTTTCGTCCTCAATGGCGGCAATCTCCAACAGATAGGGGATTTTCCGTATATTGGGGCTTTCGGTTTGCTCTTTCAGATTGTACGACGGTTTTTTGCGCCAATCTTTCGGGCTGAAATTGAAAATACGGGTAACGGGGAATTGCTCAAAATTGACGTTCCACATATCCCGGTACATTCCTAATTGTATTTCGCTTTCCTCGTAAAAACCTTTTCGCCCGCTTTTGAAATCGACAATTGCGTTAATCCGGTCGTCGCTTCCAATCTTTGCCCGCATGGTACACGGGCAATCAATCATTCCGGCGTACTTGTAATACGGGTGTACCAACGCAATTTCAACGGCTAACGGTCGTACATCATAATCCAATACGAATTGCGCAAACGCCAATACGTCCTTTTTCAAATCGTCGGCGTAATAAATAAAGTCGTCCGGCAATCGGTAAACCTCAATGTATTCTTTTAGTTTGCCTTTCAGTCCATCCAAATCATACGCCCGGTTAATCAATAATTCCTCAAATGCGGCGTGCATAAACGTTCCATACGCCGCCCGTTCGCCTTTGTATCGCTCGGCTTCCTCAATGCCTTTGTTCGCAATCCAATTTATAAGGTGCGGGGCTTTGGGTAATGTTTGGGACAATATGGTTGTAACCGACGGGAAAAACTCCGGGTTCCCGGCGTCGTCATATCGGTAATAATATCGGTGTCCCTTGCTGTTTAACTGCCAAACCTTATACGGGGGTTCAATCAATGTTTTTTCGTCGAAAAACATTGCCGTCATTTCCTCAACCGTCATGCCCGGTATTATCTCAAACACTCCGGTTGGTTGTTCCGGTTGAACATCAACGAACGGGGGAATAATTGTTTGTTGTTCCTCGTTAATCTCCGGGAACATATCCGGGGCAACATTGCCGACGGTTCCCGCAACCTCTTTTACCGGGTCGCCCGGTTTATCGCTCTTTGCTCTCATTACTTGTACTTTTTATATTCTGAAATTCCACATAATACCATTGCGGCGCACATTGCCGCAAATAACAATTGCCACGGGTTCCAAAATGCGCCAATCAAACAACATAACCCCAATGCGCCAAACGTAACAATTAGGGCTTTCGCTTGAAACAACCCGGAAAACATGGTTTCGGCGGCGGCTTCCAACCATTCGATAAACTTACTTTTCATTGTTTCCGCCCTCCATGCCAAACAGGTAATCCGCCGTACAATCCAACATTTCGCAAAGAATAACGACCCATTCCGGGACAATCCGTTTGGTCGTGCCGTTACATAAATTCGTCATATTTACCTGTTGTGCGCTCTCGCTTGCACCCTCAAAAAGACGGGCGGCAATGTCTTTTTTCAAAACCTTTTTCCCGTTCGCCTCGGAACGGGCGATTGCTTCGTTTACTCTTAATCTCAATGCCATAACTTAAATTTTTTTGTTAATAACTTGGTTCGTTGCTCTCTTTGTATCCGCAATTGCGGCACGTTTTTTCCTCCCAAATCGGGCTATATTCCGGCGGGGTCAAATATCCGTCGCCTCCGGTACGTCTATACTCGCCGTCTGTAACCTCCATTTCCCCGCCACACTCCGGGCAATCATCGTCGCCAATCAATACACATTCCAACAGGGCGTCCAAATGGACGGAACGAACCGGGTAAATACCAATTGCCCGGATAACGTCCACCATTTCCACAACGGTAACATCCCGTTCGTAACAATCGGCGACCGGGAACCCCCAATTGTCGCTTATGTTCTCGATAATCTGTTTGTTGATTAACTCCGTAACGATTGTTTCGGATACTTGGTTGGCTGTTTTCCCGCTTTCGGTCGCCAACATCTTTAATTGCTCACTTTCTTTTATTTTCATATCATTTCCCGGTATCCCTCCGGGTAGGCTGTTAATCTTTTGTTCTGCAAAGGTAGAAAGATTTTTTAATTACCAAAATATAATCTTTGTTTTGCGAAATCATTTTTGCCGGGTGCGTGAAATATCCGATTTTTAACCTACCTTTGCAATACCGCATTACCAAAAATCGCTCTCGGCTACTGCGTACCGAACCCCCGGCGTATCTGTTACGTCCGGGGGTTCATCTTTTCCAACGCCATTTGCGCCGCACAATAACAAAATCGGTATATATCGCCATAATATCCCGTTTGGTCGGTTATTTCCTCAATAACGCCCGCCGGATATTCCCCAAACGCCACATATTCGTATTGCGTTGGGTCTAACCCCAATGCGAACTCAAACGTAATGTCAATATATTTGTTCCCGACCCGGTTAAATGCGCGGTCGATTGGTATAAATACGTTCGTTTTGCCCTCAACGTATTGCACCCGGTCGGGAAATAACAACGTCAGCAAATGCGCATTTTTATAACACTCTTTGACTGCCGGGCGAACCGTCCGGCGTATCAATTCAATTTCCCGTTCGTCGAATACGTCCGCCGCTTTTACGACCTCAACACGTTTTGCGGCGGCGATTGTATCGGTAAAATATTGTCTTTGTCGGTCGGGCAAATCCAATCGTAAGAACGCCCGCATTTCCTCAATAATTACGCTTTCCATATCTTAACCCTTTGTAAACCCCTTAAATGCGACGTGGTAAACGTCGTATTGTTTTCCGGTAACATAAAATTCAATCATTCGGTCGTCGTTACCGACGTCGTTTATTGCAATGGTCGGGTATGGTTCCCCCGGCAATTGGTTAAAACAGTCCTCAATTTCCCGGTATCCCTCCGGGAACTCCGAACGGTCGGCGGCAAAAAACCGGGTTAAACTCTCTTTTATCCGGTTCAACATTTCGTCCCCGTTGGGTTCAAAATGCGCTTTTATTTTATCCTGTCGTCTTAATGCAAATCGCATGGTTAATAAATACTTTTTTGAAACGTCCACGACCTTTGCGCACGTTTCGGGGTTAAACATTCCAATATGCGTATATTCCGGGGGTAATCCCAATTGGTCGGATAACCATTTGTACGCCTCCCGTCGCTTCATTAGTCCACGTTTGTACAACTCATCAAAATATCGGTGCGCTTCAATCTTACATCGGCGCAACTCGGCGTTTGCCAATCGACCCTTTGCCCGGTCGGTTCCCTTATGAACACCCACATACGCCCCGCATTGGGGACAATAATAAATCATTCCATAATCAACGCCGTAAACCTCAATACTATTTTTGTACTCGGTCGGAACGTGGCAATACGGGCAAATTCTACCGCTCAATATTTCCCGTTGTTCCTCTGTCAATCGTATATCCATAACAGGCAAAGCCGGGGTTATTCCCCCGGCTGTAAATATGCGATTGCGTTTAATTCTTTTTGGCGTTCAGTCGCCCAATTAACATTGCGGGCAATCCATTCGTCGGCGGGGTTCTCGGCAATCCATTCTTTCCGATAAGACGGCACAAAGTACGCAACTTGCTTTTTATACGCCCGTTCGGGGTTTGCCAATATTTCCGTCGTGCGGCTCAACCCTTTGCCGTGGTCGCCTTTGCCGATTAAGTCCAACCGCCCAAAATAAAATTCGCCGTTGGCGGTACACGCCACATAATCACGGGCGGACGTTCTTGTTGAAATAACGTTGCCTTTTTCGTCGGTAACGGTGTACTGATACTTTTTGCCTTTCGCTTTCTTGCTCAAAATATACTTTGCCATAATCTTTGTTATTGTGCCGGGGGACGAACCCCCGGCGGGTTATTATCTTATTTCGTACAAACTCAATGAATTTTCGCACAATACCCACGTCGGGAATTTAGGGTTTTGCAGATAACAAAGGCTATCTAATGCCGCCCGGCTTGTATAAAACCACAACCCAAATTTTTTGCCGATAAAATACATATCGTTTACCCCCGTTTCCCGGTATTTCTCCGACAACATTTTTTGGCTGTAAATGATTGACGAAAATTCAACTTTGCCGTCTAACTTGGTTGCAATCTCGGCAATGTCCGTCGCCTGTGTTCTTTTCTTTGTTTCCATATTTGAAATTTATTTGGTTCCGGGAACCCGCCCGGTCGGATTAGTAATAATAAAAGGACATTTTCAAACCCCGGCGCAACTTACAATGTTCGGCGTCTTTGACACAACGGAAAGCACGGCGCAATAATTTGTTCGCCATTTCAACGCCTACTAACTTAATCAAACCGGAAACGCCAACCAACGTGTTAATCTTTTTGCCGTTGAACAATCCGTTTACTTTGATTTTGAAAGTACGGTTAATCTCTCTTGTTGTATATTCCAAACCGTTGTAAATATCTGCGGGCTTCATTGTATCGCTCTTTTTGTTACCGGGAAAACGCCCGGTCGTTTTATTAACATGGCACAAAGACAAGGCATTTTATTTTAACTACCAAAAGAATTTTCTTTTATTTTTGGTATTTGTAGTAAATTCCTTTGTATGGCTTTCCCGTGTCGATACTCTTTTTTATCAATGAACGATTAAACCCCTTTTTTACCGCCTCTTTATAGTTGGCAAACTCAACAACAACTTTTCCGTCGTATCCTAACCCCTGTATTTTATCCGTGTATCGTGTTTTGTTGGCAATGGCTAATTCATAATTCATATTTTCGTCGTATGTACACCAACGCAAATTTTCAACGAAATTATGAAAACGCACCCCGTCGATATGGTCAACACATGGTTTGCCCTCCGGGTTGGGGATAAAAGCAATTGCAACTAATCGGCTAATTTGAAAACCTTTCGACTTTCCGTTTTTACTCAACTTTAATTGCAATCCGCCGCAATTCTTTTGGGTCGGCTTCAATATCAACCCACTTTTAACAGACTTAACACGCCCGTATGAACTAACTAAATATAAACCCTCATATCCGGTTACATCTTTCCAAATTTCCATATTCTTTATTTTTGCATTTTTGACGGTGCAAATATAAAAAGAATATTTTTAATTACTTTATTCACGGTATGCAAAGTTATTTTTGGCGAATTTTCATTTTAAGCCACTTTATTTGCCGGGGTGGGTACATTATCCATTCAAACAAAATAATCGAAATACGGGGCTAAAAACGGGCAAAAACAAAAACGGGGTTGCAACGCTTGGTTACAATCCCCGTTTCCCGGTATTATGAACAATAAAAGTTACTTTTCTATGGTTACGAACTCAACGCCCAATATTTTTGTTGCCGGGTTCTTGCTTACAACATCAATTTCCCGGTTCTTTATCTTTTTGGTTTTCCAAAGGAACCCCCAAAACCGTTTGTATTGTACCGTTTCGACAATCAACAGACTATCCCGGTTTATATGCGCCCCGGTAAATTGTCCGTCCGGCGTGGCGCATCCGTGCAACTCAAACCACGGTTCGACAATATCGACGCATCGTAAAACGGTCGTAACCGTATCGCCGGGTAAATATACAACACTATCCCGGACGGTTGCCCGCAATTCGTTGATTGTTTCCATTTGGGTTGTTGTAACCCGTTCCAACTCCCGGTTCTTTGTCTGCAACGTCTTTATCAACTCCGCATCGCTCGCCCGGTATTTTTCAAACTCTGACAATTTCAGTTCCAAAACCCCAACTTTGGCGGCGTTCAAACTATCTTTCGTTTGGTACCGGGAAACTTCCTGCAATAACGTTTCCGTGTTGGTTCTGTATTTGTCCCTTTCCCCGGTCAACGTATTAATCCGGGAACGTTGCACCCATATAGTGACAACGGCGGAAACCGCCAAAGCAATTGCCGCTATTATTAAATATTTTTTCATAAGATACGTTTTATCGCTTCATAATGAATTTTTGCAATACGTTCACGCCCGGCGTCTGACAACATAAAACGGCAATCTTTTTCGGTATCCATGAAAAAGTTTTCAGATAATACCGCCGGGCAAACCGTATGTTTCAGAATGTAAAATTGGTTTTCTTTGTCCGGGTCGCCGTCGGTATGGTCAAAGCGCATTTTCCAACCATCCGGGGCAAACTCTTTTTCCGCCTCATTACAAAGTACGGTTGCGATTGCATCCGCTTTCGTTTGTCCTACGCTGGTATAACATTCCCACCCGGTGCCGCCTCCGGCGTTCCCGTGAACGCTAAACAAAACGGCGTTGTTGCCGCAATCCGCATGGATAACGTTTGCACGGCGGCACCGCTCCGGTAATGATACGTCGGTTTCCTCCGGTACCAAAATTTCAAACTTTACGCCATCGGCTTTTAACATCGCCGCAATACGGCGTACAATGTCACGGTTAAACTCCCATTCAAACAATTGGGAACCGTCGCCCCAAACCGGGGAACGTTTCCCGGCGGTTTCTTCGCCGTGTCCGTTGTCTAAAATAACAATAGGTTTCATTTTCTTACCTCCTTTTCTTTATCGTTAATAATATCGTCATCGGTTTCCTTTTGGAAACGCTCGATTATTGGTTGCCAATAAGACGGCAACGCCCGTGTAAATTCCAACCGGATAACATGGTATATTATCCGTAAGGCTATTTTCTTCGGGTATGCCTCAATTAAGTTGCGAAACGCATTTTGCAAATATACATACATGAACACGTATGTAAGCGACTTAATAACAATCATTGCCGCCCCGTCGTCGCCACATTGCAACATAACGGAATAAATGACGTGTATAATAACGACGTACAAAAGCAATTCCGCCAATGCGTTCTTAAACTTATGGAACGAAAAGCGTTTGCAATTCCTTATCGCCACGCCGTCCGCCCTCATTCCCGCCCAAATGTTGAACGCAAACATAATAACTAACGCATACATAAACCCCGCCGTCGGGGTCAGATATGCAAATAACGGGCTTGCGGTCGTGGCGAATATCATACGCCATTGTTCCCAACTAAAAATTTTATCCATATCGTCCATAAATAAAGAGTTAAGGGGCGGCGGTAAACCGCCCCCGTTTTGGTTATTGCTTTATAATCTCGCACAACATAAATTCCGTGCGGTTGTCAACCGCCGTGGTTGTTCCGTTGATAATGTTACGTTATTGCATATTCATAAATGAAATAGGGCGGGCGGTTTCCCGCCCTCCCATTAGTTAGTTATTGGGTAATTGCTTTTAAAATACAACTTCCGTATGTTTGGTTTCCGCTTTCT